TTTTTGCTTCTGGTGGGAGTATAACCCTTTGCTTTCCATCAACTTGTCTTGTTATAGATATGTAATTCTCAAAACTATATCTACTTGGCACATCTAATATTCTTCTTAACTCTTTATAATCCATTATCTTAACCTCCTTACTATTCAATAATATCACCTTTTCCCACCATTGTCAATATATAAAAAGAGAATTATTTAATTTTTTTAAAATAATCCTCAAACTCTATTCCAAGAACACTACATATAGCAAGAGCATAAGGTTTACTACAATACTGACTTCCATTCAATATTCGTGATATTGTTTCTCTTGGCATACCTAACTTTATTGCTAGACTTCCATAAGTGGCATTCCTAGGAACTTTATTATAAATCTTATACATATTCCCTCACCCACTTTGTTTTATCTCTTAAACGACCTTTTAACACTCTTGCATTCTTAAAGTGCTTTGCCTCCGACTTTAATTGTGTAGTATGTATTAACTCATTATCTATTCTGTTTTGATAATAACGATTGTTTGTGTGCCATTTTAGAACTAACATATTCCACCTCATATCCCATTAACTTGTAATTTTTGTATTCTCTTTTTGCTTCTTTTTTAGTTTTATATTTTTCTATGTATTCCCCTATTTTCAAGTGCATGTATTAACCTCTTTCTAAATATTTTTAAAAATCTATTCCCAACCAAATATCATATAGATTGTATTTATTCATATATTCTATTACTCCATCAATCCAATCAGGTTTAGTTTCCCATGTGAATTTTATATTTTCTCTTTCTTTTATCAAAATATCCTTAGGAAATAAGAAGTCGTATCCTGTAAAACTATCTTGAAGTAAATTGTATTTTTCAGCTACTGGTTGTAAGCACTCATCAAACATTTCATAACTATCAACCCACTTTTCACTTAATCTATCTAGTTCCCCGCTACCAATTAAATACTCTCCCATCTTACAATTATCGTTCAAATGAACATTTGTCCAACAACCCATATTTCAACCTCTTTCTATCTCACAATCTTCAGTTCCATCGCTGTAAATCGTGCAATTTCTTGTTTCGTATCCTGTTATTGTTTTGCAAGTATCAGTTTTAAACATAATCTTAATAGAAAAATATATTTCAATTATTACCACTAAAAATACTATTATTAAAAATATATCCCTTTTTTCCATCTATTTATCTCCTTTACTATTTATGTAGTCTATTATTTCGTTTAGTTTATTTTTTAATATTGTTTCTTTCTTATCCCAATTATAACCAAAAGTTTCATCACTATAAGCAGTATCTGTCAATGGTTCAATCAAAGGTTTATCTTCTTCTATTATTTCTATGTTATGAACACTCATATGAATTGTTTTTAAACTTTCTAATAATGGTTCAAAATTATAACCAACACTTCTAATATATTCTTCTCCATTATATTTATAAGGTTCATTATTATAAATTACTTTCTTTGGTTTAGGTTCTAAATCTATTAGTTCTCGAAAACTTATCATTTTACTCATCTATTTATCCTCCATCTCCACATTCTTTTTTTACAAATAAATCTATTCAAACTATCGTGTATATAACATATAGGGAATATGTAGTTGTATATTTTAGTTATCATTCCAACACCGTTATAACAAACATATAATTTTGCTTGTCTTCATATTGATGTTCATTGCAATATTTTATTGCTTCATTCTCTGTTTTAACTACTTTCACCACTTCTGGAATTTCATATGGAAAATGTCGCATTATAACATATACTAACATATTACTTACCTTCTTTCTTGTTTATGTGTGTGATTATTTCGTTTATTTTGTTTACTATTGTTGGGTCATATAATCTATTTCCTTTTAAATCAATAGGTTCAATCACGACATCTTCTACTTTATAAAATTCTTTAGCACATTGATAACACAAATTAGGATAATCAGACAAGAACTCTTTTTGTCCTTTGCCACATTTCTCACATAAATCTTCTTCTATTATTTCTATGTTTGGTTTTATTGTATTGCTAACAAGAATAATGTTTGTTAAATATTTGTATGTTGTTTCGTATCGGTTTTCTTTTTTATTATATGTATACATATCTCCAGCATACTTAACTTGCTTTGGTTTAGGTTCTAAATCTATTAAATCTCTAAAACTTATCATTTTATTCATATCTATTCTCCTATTCTATATAATCATCGTAAAAATAAAATGTTTTTCTGTCTAGATAAACCCATAACCATTTATCATTATCTTCGTTGTATATACATATTTGTTCTGAGTTTTCGTTAAATTCATATTTAAAATTTAATTCTTCAAACATTTCTTTAGCAGTCATTACTTACCTTCTTTCTTATTTATGTAATCTACTTTGACATCTAATTCTTCAATCAATTTAATTACTTCGGTCTTACTAATTGTTTCAAATGAGTAGCGGTAAGTATTGTTTGGTGTTACAGTACAACTATTTTCTGTGTAAACCTTTAACTTGTTTATTTGTTCTAACATGTATTCTTTATTCATTTTCATTCTCCTTTTCTATTAACTTGTTTTTTATTAAATCTTTAAGATAGTATCTTGTTTTGAAAAAACCAAATTCTTTTTGTGATAAATGAGTACTTGCAGAAAAACCTATCGTTTCAATTTTTTTTCTAAACCATATACTATTATTATTGTTTATGTGTATATCTATGTGACTATTATAATCTAATTTGATACTCTTTATTGCGTGTATTATTCCATCATAATAAGTTATAACATATCCAAACTTTTCCAATTCTTTTAAACCAACCGACTCTTTAACCTTTAACATAATAATCCCTCATTTCTTCGTATGAATTATAATCTTTTATAAGCCACATTATTTCGTCTTGTGTATCTTCAACAATTGAGTTATATTTTAATCGGCACCTAAGATATAAATATTCAATTATTCTAAAGTTATCGCAACTACCTTCATGTTCACTTTCATATATAAATCTCATCTAATCACTCCTTATTTTTTTCTATTTTTTTTATCATTTGTAATAAAGGAATTCTATAAATTCTTTCTTTCTTAAATATATTATAAAACTCATCAATACTTCTAAAATAAAATGTTTCGCTACCTGTATCTGTCCAATCTGTCCCGACAATAGTGAATGAGTGTTCGGTTATTACAAATAATGCACCAAAAGGGTCACCCTCACTATGGAAATTATTTTCGTATATAAAAGGCATTTTAGTTGTTTGTAATAGTTCATACATTTTAATAACATACTTTTTAGATATTTTTCTCATCTAATCACCTCTAATCCTTTCTTTACTTTATCAGCAACTGTTAACAATTCTAGTTCATCGTGTTTAATTCCTATCTTACGGAGAGTGATAAATATTTCATACCACTCTTTGTTTGTAAGACTAGACTTTGGAACTTTCTTTTCCCAATCTACTTTATTCATCTTCTCTACAACCTTGACATATTTTCTCTTCAACTTCGCCTATGTCCCAAGTATGATATTCAGTATCTTCTTCTAATTCAATATTTCCGCATATAGGGCATTCAACTAAATCAAATGCTTTCATAAGTTCTTCTTTTCTCACATTTCCATTTAAATAATCTCTAACTAATTTTTCTAAATCTCTTGAACTCATATCTCCCAACTCACTTTCTAATACTCTTGTAATATCATCTTTTGTTATATTTAAATTTTTCATATTATTCTTCATTCCTTCTCTAATTCTTTAAGTCTTTTTTTTGCCTGAGTTTCTGTTTTGAAACTTTCTTTTACTATAATTCCGGGCAGACTTACTAATTTTGTTTTGAAACATATATCGTATTTTTCTTCTGGTTGATAATGTTTATATGCAGGAGAATGTATAATGAAATATTTTTTCATATTACTTACCACCTTTCAAACTATCATAAGACCATTCTGCAAGACCAAATGCAATTACTAATGTAATAAGACCTAACCAAGTAAAACTCGTTGTATAACCTGTTATAAATGGTTCTATTCCTATCTTATAGAAGTCGTGTAGTATAAGTGATACACTTGCAAGTAATATTGTTTTTCTAATTCCTTTTTTTAATTTCATATTATTTCACCTCTTTCATTTCTAGTTTAATAATTTGATAAACTGAATATTTTTTTATAATTTTTATTAGTTCTTCTAATGTTCCTTTTTCATTTTTTTTAACCTCTGTTTTTGAAGCAGGAGATACATAAATTATTTCTAAAATCATTGTTTGTTTCATATTATTTCACCTCTTTCATTGATAATCTTCCATCACTTATTAGTTTTTTTGTTAATTCAATCGCTCTTGTTAAAGTTGTTTTGTTTGTATTATATTGTCTAACAATTTGTTTTGTATTCTTCAAGTTGGTAGTGTTAAGCAAATTCAATAACTCCATTTCTAATTCTTTCTTATTCATTTTTCATTCCACCTTTCCTTGTGTTAATACCATATTACCACCTTTGTGATTTGTTGTCAACACTTTTTGAAAAAGTTTTTTGTAAAATTGTAAATTTGTTGAAATATATGTTATAATAAATGTAGAACATAAGGAATAACTTGCTTTGAAAAGGGGTATAATATGTACGAACTAATAAAAGAACTAGGAGAAAAAGTAAAATCAGGAGCATTAACTTGGGAACAAGCAGCAAAGAGTTTTAACAACCAAACTAATTTAAATCTAACAGGTAATGCTTTAAGAAAAAGACATAGCAATTTAAAAGAAGATACAGCAACAATGCAAAACGAAGTATCTAAAGAAGAATATGAAATGCACTATGCAAATGGAAGTGTAGAACTACAAAAAGAAGTATGGTTTGATGAAAACGAGAAAAAGACACCAGAAAGCGTATTAAAGAAATTTGGATACGACCCTAACGAATGGACATTACAATCTTGGAGATTTGGTAAATGGGAAGTAGCAATCAAAGATGAAGCAACCAATAGAGTATGTACAACTATAAGAGCAGTAATTAAACCTTTATTAAAGACTGAGCTTCGTAGAGAAGAATATATGGCTATTATTAAAGAAGAAATGTCAAAAGCAATTAAACCAATAAAACTATTATCTAAACCAAAACAAAAAGGACTAGATGAAGATAAGTTATTTGAAATACCTGCTATTGAGTTACATTTGGGTAAATTAGCTTGGTCTGGAGATACAGGACAAGACTATGACCAACATATAGCACAAGATAGATTTTATAAAATAATACAAGAGATTAAATACAAACAAGACATAGAAAAATGCAGTAGAGCAGTATTATATATAGGTAATGACTTCTTCAATAGTGATACAGTAAACAATACTACCACAGCGGGGACAAGTCAGCAAAACGATGTTCGTTGGAAAAAAATGTTTAATGTGGGATTAAAACTATATAAAGAAGCGATAATAACATTAAGAGAACAATTTAATAACATAGATGTTAAGTTAGTACAAGGTAATCACGGTAATATGGCAGAGTTTTACTTATATAGTGCATTACAACAATACTTTGATAACGACAAGATTATAAATTTTAGCAATGACTATAAAGAAACACAATGTTATACATTCGGGAAGTGTGCAATATTTACTAACCATGGCGACCCTAATTTAAAAAGACTTATGAAAAGTATATCAACTGAATTTAATGAAGAATGGGGAAAATCAACATTTAGAGAATTGCATTTAGGACACTTACATAAAGAAATGGTGGTAGATGATGACAGCGGACTTATAACTCGCAGAGTTGGTAGTCCATCAGGAACAGATGCTTGGCACTATCACGAAAGATTTGTAGGAGCAACACAAAAACACGAACTATTTATATGGCATAAAGAATATGGAATGACAACTCAGTATAATATCAACTTTGAGAGTAAAAAAAAAGTACTAACTAAGGAGATGTAGTATGACAAACACACAAGTAAGAGAACAATTAGAACAAAAGTATTTATCAGTATGTATGTTAGGGGGAACAGTAACATTTAGAAATCCTCTAACAATGCACCACATAGAAGAAAAGAAAAATGGCGGACCAACTAACTTAGAAAACGGAAGTCTAGCCTGTCATTTAGAACATAGTGGAGTACATATACTAAGTGATGATGACAAATACAAAAGAAGAAGAATAATAGAATACTTAAAAGAGTATAAACATATGTTAGATATTAAAGATGACCCATTTTATATGAAGGTAGCATTTCACACTTGGTTAGAACAAGAAGTAATGGAAATGGGCTATATAATAGATAGTACAAAGGACAACCTTTTAATATTTAAAAAAAGTCCATATAAAGTAAAAAGTCTAATTTACAAAAAACAATAGAATATATAAATAGGAGAGGTATAATCAACAATGCACAGCATAAGGACTATACAGGGGCGGGAATACCACAAAACAAACGCAGGGGTACAAAGGTGGTATATTAAATAAAAATTATAAGTAGGATTTATTCCTTGCTATTAGATTAGTAATGTTTGTTAGGTATACTCAGCCTATTGAGGACTTTATATGCAGACTTAGGATGCTAGTCTAATAGGAACGATATAAGTTCCAAACTTAGCTAAAGTTTTGGTAGCGTAGCCTTCGGTGTATTTCTGAGAATAACGCCTTAATATGAGTAGTGGCGGAATAGTTAGACGCGGAAAAGGCACGATGAACCCTAATTACATAGGGAAAGCCTTATTGATTGGATGTAATCAATTTCAATGAAACCCATCATATACAGTGCAAATCTGTATCTACTCAAAAGAAGACCTTTAAAACGATGTAGTGTTTAGTCGAGACGTAATGTCAATAGACCGCCAGTAGTTATGAAAGACACTATAATTAACTATTGTTTTAGGCATCAGCATTTACTTGCTGATTGTAGGATAGTAAATATCTTGGTACGCAAGAAAAGTGAAATATAGTAATGCAAAATGTCAAAGGACACGAAATACGTTTCTAGCATTATGAATGATAATGAATTTATTATCTTACAATGAACAAAGTAAACAAGATAACGACAAAGTGTCGACAACTCAAAGGTCACGAATATACGACCTTTTATAAGAATAACCGATAAAACTTATTCCTTTGTAACGGAATAACTATTAAAAATTAAAAGTAATTTCGCCACAACGAAATAAAAAGTAATTCTCATATAACAACAAAAGCAAATTAGGTAAAACCAAATATACACGAACATATGTACGAAAAGGAAGTGATATAACAATGGAAGAAAAAAGAGGCAAAGGACATCCTAGAAGTTTTAAAGATGAAAAGGAATTCATAGATACATTTAATAACTATATAGACTACTGCAAACAAATAGAATACTTACCTAACATTGCAGGATTTTGTGTATATGCAGATATAACAAGAGAAACATTCTATAATCAAGAGGAATATTACTTTGACACTTATAAGAAAATTCAACAAAAATTAGAGGATGCAACTATAAATGCAAAGATAAATGATACATTTAAAATATTCTATATGAAGAACAAATTTAACTATAGAGATAAAACAGAAGTTGATAGTAATGTTAAGTTAGAAGATAAGACACAAGAGAACTTAAAGAAACTATCAGTAGAGGAATTAAAGAAATTAGCAGGTGGTTAGAATGATACCTGAATATGTAAGAGGAGAAGCAAAGAAAGAATTAGCAAGAAGAAGTTATATAGACTATGTAGATTACGTACACGAGGGAAGATGGTTAAGAAGTAAACATTTAGAACTAGTATGTGACTATATAGAGAAAGTAATTAACGGAGATATTAAAAGACTAATTATATCAATGCCACCACAACACGGAAAGAGCCAGACAGTTACTGAAACACTACCAAGTTATTATTTAGGTAAATATCCTAGTAAAAGAGTTATAGAAGCATCATATGGAGAAGACTTAGCAAGAAGATTTGGAAGAAGAAACAAACAAAAGATAGAACAATATGGCGAACAATTGTTTGGAATAACATTAAGTAAATCAAGTATGAGTGATAGTGAGTTTGAAATAGAAGAACATAAAGGTACAATGATAAGTAGAGGTATAATGGCAGGTATCACAGGACAACCAGCAGACCTTATAATCATAGATGACCCTATTAAGAACCGAGAAGAAGCAAATAGTGAAACATATAGGAATAAACTATGGGATGAATGGTTAAACTCTCTACACACTCGTTTATCGGCTTCTGGTAGTGTTATCTTAATACAAACACGATGGAGTGAAGATGATTTAGCGGGAAGACTTATGGCAAATGAACCTCATAAGTGGACTTATATAAATATACCTTGTGAAGCAGAAGAAAATGACATCTTAGGTAGACAACAAGGAGATGCATTATTTCCAGAGATAGGTAAAGATAATGCTTGGTTAAAAGAGTTTAAGACATCATATACATCACAAGAAGGAAGTATGACTTGGAATGCGTTATTTCAAGGAAGACCAACAGCAATGGAAGGTAATATGATTAAAAGACACTGGATTAAGTATTATGATACGCTACCTCAAATGGCTTATAAATGTATATCGGTAGACGCAACGTTTAAAGATGGAGAAAAGAATGACTATGTAGCAATACAAGTGTGGGGTAAACTAAATCATAACTACTACTTGATAGATAGATTAAAAGCACGAATGGACTTTCCTACTACAATGCAAGCAATAAGAAGTATAAGACTAAAACATCCTGTTAATAGTGTATTGATAGAAGATAAAGCAAATGGTAGTGCTATTATATCAATGTTAAGATTAGAAATGGATAGCATTATAGAAATTAAGCCAGAGGGCGGAAAGATAGCGAGAGTAAATGCAGTGGCACCATTATTTGAAAGTGGTAATGTATATATACCACAAAGAGAATGGACTAACGACTATGTTAATGAACTTGTAGGATTTCCCAATATGGCACACGATGATGAAGTAGATAGTACATCACAAGCACTTAATAGATTAAAGACAATAGATGCAACAATGAGAAATGTAACTGATGCTGAATTATATGCAATAAGAAGACAAAAGAATATACTTGAAGAAATGGGAGTTGAAAGAGCAACCCCAGAATTTATAAATTATGATGGAGGTTATTAAATGGAATACTTAATAATATGGAACGTAGCAATGATTATAGGATTTGCAGTAGGTTATAAAATAAGACCTATGACAAAAGACTACAAGATAACTAAAGAACAAGAACTTAAATACAAAAAGAAGAATGATGATGTAAATGCAATAATGGAATACAACGAAGCAATAGCAATAGGAGGACCAACAAATGAATAATGAAACACAAAAAGATTGGAGTAAGTATCAATCTGGAATAGACTATAACCAAACACTAAAGATAAATGGTAAAGGTTATTATGAAACTATTGATGCTAATTTAGCATTTGCTAATGGAGACCAATGGAGAAACTCAAAAGAAACTGGAATACCTAAGTTTGTATTCAATATCATAAAGAGAGTAAAACAATTCAAGATAGCGAGTATAGCAAGTTCTAATATATCTGTTAAGTTTGAACCTATTGAATATAAAGAAGATGGTTCTATGGATGACACTATAATAGCAAGTGAGATATTATCAACTGAAGTTAAGTGTGTATTAGATGAGTTTGGAATAGAACATAAACAAAGAGACTTACTAGCAGATGGGTTTGATACAGGAGATTATGCTACACACATTATATTTGACCCAAGAGAAAGTCTATACAACGGGCAATATGGAGAATATAAAGGTAAAATTAAAATAGAGATGATAGATGGACAAAACATAATGTTTGGTAATCCTAACTGCTCTAATAAAGAGAAACAACCTTATATAATCATAGTAGGTCGTGACTTAGTATCTAACCTAAAAGAAGAAGCAAAGAAAACTATAAATGAAGATACTGAATACCAATATATGGCAGGAGATAATGGAAAACTTGAAATCAAAGGTGATGACACAGGTAAAGCATTATATATTTACTTATACAAAAAGAATAAAAAAGGTGAAGTAGTAGTATCTAAACTAACACAAGAAACATATATCTATAAAGATGTACCTATGGGAATAAAGAAATACCCTATAGCATTTGGAAATTGGGAAACAATAAAGAATAGTTATCATGGTAGAGCAGAAACATCAGGAATAATACCTAACCAGATAGCATTAAATAAAATATTCTCTATGTATGCTTACCACACTTCATTAAATGCTTATCCAACTCTTATATACGATAAAAAATCAGTAGGAGGGCAATGGACTTCTCAAATAGGTGTACCAGTAGGTGTATCACTAGAACAAGGACAAAGAATAGAAGATGTAGCAAAATATCTACAAGTAGCACTTCCAGCGAACAATGTAAGTTCAGTAATAGAACTAATTAAAACATATACTCAAGAAATGTTAGGAGTAAATGATAGTGCGTTAGGTAATGCTAGACCAGAGAATACATCAGCAATTATAGCAGTACAAAAAGCAACAGCAGTTCCATTAGAAAATGTAAGAGCAAGTTTCTATACATTCTTAAAAGAAATGACAGATGTTATAGCAGAAATGATAATCAATAACTATGGAATAAGACCTATAGTAGTAGAACAAAATGGAGAAAGAAGTATAGTAGAATATGACTTCAATACATTAAAGACTACATATATGAATAGTAAACTAGACATAGGGCCAAGCGGTTATTATAGTGATATAGCAACAAACAACACATTAGATAACTTATTATCTAGTCAAATGATAACATTTTTACAATATCTAGATAGAGTAGATGATAGTTTAATACCAGATAAACAAAAACTAATAAGTGAAATAAAAGGACAAATGCAAGGACAAAGCAACGAGAAATACGAACAGATGATGGCATTCTTCCAAACACTAGACCCACAAACACAAGCACAATTAAAACAATTACCAGATGACCAATTTGAAGCAGCGGTAATGGAACTAATGGGACAAGGACAACAAACTATGCCTCAATAAAGGAGAGATAAAATGAAAGAACTATTAAAGATAAAATCAATCATAACTTTAACGATGATGATACTATTCAGTTACTTAGTATTTACAGGAGATATTAAAAGCGATGTATTTATGCCAGTAATGACATTAGTACTTGGGTTCTATTTTACAAAGACTAAGGAAGTGAAATAATGACTTATAACAAAAAGACACAAGGAAAACAATATTTATCTAAACACTTTCAAGTTTGGGAATTTGCAAGTTCATATAGTAATGAAATGCTTATAGAACCTAAACTAATAGAAGTATTAGAAGCTATATATTCAAAACTAAATTGTAAAAGAATAACAGTCAATAGTGGTTATAGAACACCTGCTCACTCAATAAAGGTGGGTGGGTACTCTACTGATGACCATACAAAAGGAATGGCAGCCGACATCAAGTGCTACGATATAAACAATAAAATCATACCTTCAAGAGTAGTTTGTATAACTGCAGAAGATATGGGAATAAAGAGAATAGGTTTTATCAATGAAAACTCAACTCATATAAGTATATATAATGGTAATAAATGGTTTGGAATAGAAACAACAGGTGGAACTGTTACAAGTTTCTATACTTACTTTGGAATACCAAAAGTTATACCAACACCAATAACTAAACCTGTAATAGGACTTAGCATAGGTTCTAAAGTTAAAATAAGGCTTACTGCAAGTAAATATGCAACAGGTCAAACAATTCCATTAAGATATAAAGAAAAACCATATACAGTGCTTCAAATCAAAGCAGATAAGGTATTATTAAAAGAGATAATGTCTTGGGTATTTATAAGAGATATAAAATAGAAGGAGAACAAAATGAAATACATAGCAAAAAAACTAGAAGGAACAGAATTTGAAATTAAAGGAATTAAAGAATACGAAACTTTAACAGGAGAAAAAGTTGAAGTAGTATTTGATACAGTAGTAAGAGATAAAGTAAAACTAGAAGAAGCATTATCTGCTTATAAAACTGAAAAAGAACAAGTTTGTGAAAGGTATGATGCCGACATTAAAGAAATGGAAGAAATCATAACTTCAATGAACGAAGCAAAATAATAAATAAGGTCTTTGAAGTCTAGACCTTAATAAAGAAGACATACTACCAACCAAAGTAGAGAAGGAGAATAAAATATGGAACAAGAAACACTAGACACACCAGTTGAGGTTTCAAATGACCTAGCACTTGATATTACTGATTTCGGTATAGAAACAGAAGTATCAACTACTCAAGAAACTGAAGAAGCAACACCAAAAGCGACAACAGAGGAAGGGGTAAAGGAAATTGATTATTCAACGTTTTTAAATGAATTATCTGGAAAGATAAAGTTTAATCACGAACCTGTTACAATTAACAGTGTAGATGAAATAATCACCAATTTCCAAAAAGGCTTGAATTATGATAAGGTACAAGAACAACTAAATGAATTATCATCAAGTGAAGAAATGACTTATTTAAAAACTAAAGCCGAAGAAAACGGATTGACTACAAAAGAGTTTATCAAACTTGTAAAAGAACAAGAAGAAAAACAACGTGAGAAAGTATATGAAGAAAGATATAATGAACTTGTAGAAAACGGAGTAAGTGAAGATATCGTAAAAGATATGATTACTAAACTTAAGAAGACAGATGAATTAGAAAGAAAAATAAATCAAATGGAACTTAAGGAAAAACAAACCAAAGCAGAACAGGAAAAGACTGCTAAGCACGAGGAATTCGTAAAAAGGTTCCCAAATGTAGACTTAGCAAATTTACCTAAAGAAGTTGTAATAGCAGATGATAAGATATCAGCATACTTACAATGGCAAAATGTAGAACTAATGAAACAATTAGAAATAGCAAAACAAAACGAAAAAGCCACTAAACAAAATCCAGTAAAAGAAACTGGAGAGCATGGAG